GCGCGTCTCCCTAAAGACGAACGTGACTTGCTCGCTTCACTCCGCACGCAGCTTAGGCAGTGCATAGGCTTCGAAGGCGACAAGCTGGCCAATGATCGTGCAGCAGCATGGCGGTACTACTTTCTGCGTCCGCGTGGTGATGAAGTAGTTGGACGCTCTAACGTAGTATCTGGCGATGTCTCCGCAATGGTTGAAGCGGTGCTCTCACAGATGGATGATGCTTTCACAACCGGCAGGCTCGTTGAGTACGAAGCGGACGGCAATGACGATGTTGACCAAGCGCAACTTGAGAGCGATACGGTGTGTCAGCACGTCGGAAGACGCAACGGCAGTTTGCAAATGCTCTCTGCGATCAAAAGTGCGCTGTTGCTCCGCAACGGAGTTATTAAGGTGTGGGTTGAAGAACGCAGAGACATGCACAGTGAAGACTATGTTGATGTCGAACCGGAAGCCTTGGCAGAGATTGCCCAAGGCAAGCCCGGAATTGAAACGCGCATTCCGGAAGGTGGATATGACGCGGATAAGAAAACGCTGACCATCGAAGTCACTAACGTTTCCAAAAGACTGCGCGTTGATTTCGTTCCGATGTACAACTTCATCTATCCCGATGATTGGAACACACCGGAACTGCAAGAGTGCCCGATCATGTTTGAACGGCATTTGGAAGAACGCGCCAAGCTGATGGAACGCAGTTTTCCGAAGGAGAAGGTTGACCGTCTGCGCAAATTCACCGATGACACTGTTGTAGACTCGATGGCGCAGAATCCTGGCAACACATCTAACAACCGCGTTGGGTTGGATTCATCGCAAGAACGCGTTGAATGGTTCGAGTGCTTCGCGAACATGGATGATGGCAAGGGACGTTCTCAACGCTATCGAATCAGCTTCGGCGATAACGTCATTCTCGATAAGACGCCAGACTACGTTGTGCCGTACGCAGCAGGTGTGGTGTTCATCAACCCCGGACGCCTCACCGGCATTTCGCTGTATGACAAGCTCAAGAGCGTTCAAGACATCAACACCGCGCTAGAACGCGGACTCTTGGACAATGCGCAAGCAGTCAATAAGCCTCGCACGGTCTACGCTGATGGCATCGTGAACGTTGATGACTTGTCTGATGGCCGCATCAACAACAACGTTAGGGTGCGCGCAGGCGTAGTGCCCGACGTTCGAGCAGCAGTGTCTATCCTGACGGTTCCTGATCAATCAGCAGGCTTGCTGGCCAACGTTCAAGATCAGAAGTCACGTCGCTCCGAAATGGGAGGCGCTGCGCTGACTCTGGCGACTGGTGAAATGCAGATGAATGATCGCATAGGCTCGCAGGGTGTAGACCGCGCCTACAGCGTTATGGAGCAGTTGAGCGCGCATATGACGCGCAACATGGCGCGCACGCTGATCCGCTCGGTGTACTTGATTGCGCATGAGCAGATGCGACGCAACTTTGATCAACCTGTTTCAACACGCCAAGGTGGACGCTGGCAGACAACAACGCCAACGGGATGGCCAGTGCGCGAAGACTGCATTGTAAAGCCCGGTATGTCTCCCGGTGAACGCGCACGCATGTCGATGACAATGGAAAAGATGATGCAGGGGCAAGTGCAGCTTGCATCCGCTGGCATGGATAACGTGCTCGTGTCGATGGATACATTCTACACAACTATGATGGATTGGGCGCGCATTAATGACATTCCTAATCCGGAGCGGTACTACATCGACCCCCGCTCCGACGCATCGAAAGAGGCGATGAAGGGAAAGCAGCAAACATCGAAGCAGCAGACCGACATGCAAAACTTGCTGATTACGCAAGCCATCAAACTGGAGCAGATGCGCAGCGCAATCGAAAAGTACAAAGCGGACCAAACTACGCAATTCAACTACTACAAAGCCAACCTAGATGCCCAAGTAGAGGAGGCAAAAATTGTTGGTAGCGCAGCAGAGAAAATGATCGAAATACAACACCGACCAAAGGAGCTAGAAAGCAATGGCAAAGGCGACAACGGATCAAAAGGACCAAGTGGAGCAGATTCGAAAGAATCCCCTGATTCGACAGGTTCTCAATAACATGCGGGAAACAGCCATTATGCAGTGGCGTTCTTCCGCAGACCGAGACGCGCGAGAGGCTGCATGGCAATTCTCACGCACAATCGATGTGTTCGAGGGAACACTTGACGGAATGATCAACGAAATTTCCAAAGCGGAGACGCAAGCATGAGCGAGAGCAATGCTGATGGTGGCGAAGTAAACAAGCGGGATATCCAACAAATCGCATCGGGCAACTACGATGTGAAAAATCCCGGCAGTAATGAAACGATGCGTAAAGCCTTAGACATTCTGTCAGGCAAAGAACCGAAGGGCGAGGATGATGCCTATAACAGCGGAGCAGATGGCGGCGCGGCGGACGATGGCGATAAGGGGTTACGTGGTGCCAGCAAAAGCAAGCCAAAAACAATCATTGAAGCTGCTGAACGATTGGGCATTAAGCCTGAAGACTTCTACAAGCTTGAAGTCAGCATCGAGGAGGACGGAGAAGCGCAACCATTCACGCTCTCTGCACTCAAAGACGCCCACAAAGAACGTCAGAATTTCCAGCTAGAGCAACTGGAATGGGGTGAGAACAAAGCAACTCAGGAAGGCGAACTACTGCGCTCTCGAAACGAAATTGTCGAACTTCTGTCGATGTTGCCGAAAGAGGCAATAAAGCCCGAAGTCATCAACAAAATTCGGCAGAAACACGATGCTAGTATCAAACTCGAAAACGAGCGCACGCTCAACGTGATTCCCGAATGGAAAAACGAACAACGTCGGACAGACGAAATGGGAGCGATGCGAGAGCATCTAACCAAGGCAGGCTTTCCGACAAACTACCTCAATAACGTCAGTGATCATCGGACGATGAGGTATATCCGTGAGAACATGTTGCGAGAGCAACGTATCACAAAGGCGTTGAGCATGATCAAGCTCAAGACGCCAAAGGGGCAGGCACCAACCCCGCGAGGCAATTCGATGCGAGGCGCATTGAAGCCAACCACGGCACAAAGGGGCAACGCTGCCGAGGGGCAGAAAATTTCTGCGATAACAAACCTCTTAACTCAGGGAAATTGAAATGGCTGCACCAGCAGACTATTGGGACGAAGCGGACCTTAAAGGCTTGCTTGCAGGCGGGTTCGTCAATGAAGACGTGATGCAAAAAATCTGGGATATCTCCCGGATTCCACTCCCCTTTACGGATATGGTTGGCACTGATACGTGCGACAACAGCTATACCGAATGGCCGCAAGATGCGTTGGCCGCACCGAGTATCACCAACAAAGTGATTTCCGGCGCGGACGTTGCTGCACCGTATGACTCGGCCACGAGCAACGGAAAGCGCGTTGGCAATAACTGTCAAAACAGTGTCAAGACTGTGGCAGTGTCGGAACGCTCGCAGAACGTGAGTGTTGTTGGCGGTGCCGATGAATACGCGCGTCAACTGATGTTGCGTCAGCAAGAACTGAAGCGGGACGTCGAAGCGACGGCGCTAACTCCGCAAGCTTCGGTTGTGGACAACGGAAACAACGTCGCTGGCCAAGCGGGCGGTTTCGATGCGTGGATCACAACCAACGTCTCACTCGGTGCAACCGGGGCTGTTGGTGGATTCAACACCGGCACCAAGCTTGTCGTGGCACCGACAAACGGAACGAAGCGCGCGTTGGCTTTCGATGCGCACCTTCGAACTGTCATTGAAGCGGTCTACAACAGCAACGGAGATATTACTGTGTTGATGTCGGTCGCTGCGGTAGTGAAGCGTCTGAACACCTACATGCTTTCAACGGCAGGCTTGCAGTACGCAGCCTCTCCCGTTGCGAACATCAGCGGTGAAACGCCAACGGCGCAGGTTCAGCAAGCCTATATCAATGTGATGCGTACGGACTTCGGCATCACGCTGACCATCGTTCCCAATCGTCTCCAACAGTTGTACGCAACCGCTGCGTCACTGTTTCTGATCGATCCGACGAAGGTGGCATTGGCTTACCTGAAGGCATACGCTACAAAGAGCATTGCAAAGCTGGGTCTGTCCGACCGTTCTGAATTGTCGGTTGATTGGACGCTGAAGGTGTACTTGGAGAAGGCGCATGGTGTTGTGCGCGATCTCGATCCGACGTTGGCGGTTGTATAGATGAACGGTTCGGCTGTTCAAGCTGCGCAACAGTTCGCGATGGATTGGGGTGGTATTTCCCTTGTGATCACATCGCTTGCAACGCTGGTGGCATCCATCAGCGCAGCAATCCTTGCGGTTAGAAACGGTGGAAAGCTGAAGCAAAACGACGTTGCAATGACTGCACAGTCGGTCGCCATCGAGGAGATAAAAACGCAAACCAACGGTTTACAAGATGAACTAAAGCAGGCTGCACACGCGGAGGGTCGCCTAGAGGGGCACACTGCGGGTGCAGAAGGTAAGCCGTAAACTTAGTGGGGCGGACTCACACGCCCCTTTTCTAACGGAGTAACAATGGCGCGCACACTCTCACAGTTTAAAATGTTCGGACTTCCCGAAGGCACCAAGCGCGGTAACAAGACGCGTCGGCAGGTTCTTACGCTCAACAAAGAACTGCGCAACCTAGATAATCCGATGGGACACCATGAATGGGCTTCCAACATTCTCAACATTCCAGAGCTTGATTATTACGTTCTGGTGAAACGCTACCCCGATTTGCAAGCTCCAGACGCGGAGATATCAACACGCGCTTGGGACAAGTTCTTACGTTCTCCGGAGTCGGAACCGTATCGCGTCCGACGCACAGACCGCAAAGGTGTGATCCAACCCAACCGCGTGCAGGTGCTCAAGTGATCAAAACCGAATTGGCTACCATGTTACTCGATGTAGGGCACCGCCCAGACTTGACGGCAAAAACAGATATGTTCATCCGACAAGCGGAAGCAATGATTGCCCGCGATGTTCGCGCAATCCAACAGGTTGTTTGGGGTGCAACGCTAACCAACGCGAACCGCACCGGAGCAGGTTTGCCAACCTACACATTGCCAACCGACTATCTGGCGGAACGCGTATTCTGGAATCCGGACGCTAACAGAAGTGATCCGCTCGAATCCAAAAGTTTGGGTGAAATGCGCAGCTTGGCTATCAGTGCGCCCGTTCTCTGGTATTCTATACGTGGCACCGTGATTGAATTCCGAGGCACGCCCGCTGATGCCGACGTGATCACATACGATTACTTCAAACGCCTTGCTGCTGTTAGCGCAGTGGACGCCGATAACCTGTTGCTGAATGCGCATGAGGAGCTATATCTCAGTGCGGGTTTGTTCTACCTACATAAGTTTGAGCAAAACCTCGATCTAGCCCAAGCACAGCTTTCTTCGTTCACTCACGCAACCGAAGGCGTCAACGCTGAAGCAATGTTCAAACTCGGTTCGCAATCTCCCGCACCAACTTCTAACTTTCAAACACGGAGCA